GCAGTGCACGAACTGTGTGCCTCACTCGCTTCTCCTCAAACACGAATTGACGCGACCGATCTTCGTCCAGATGTTGGCAAGGCGTTCGCTTCCGTGTTGCGCACCAACTACAAGAAAGCTTCCTCATTTGAATCAAGCGCAAGGCGACTTACCTCTAAATCGTCGTCTTGCTCCTTCGTATTTGTTTTGCCGTATGTCGGGACGCCAAACCGGGTTCCACTTTTGATGGACACGCCTTAGGAAGGGCAGGACGCTGCCTTGTTCTGTCCCGTTGTACGAACCTGCAACTCGCTTTGCTGCCGAGGCATTGACTTGCAACGGATTGTGATGGCTATATGCGCGCATGCAGTGAACGAACTGTGCGCCCAGCGAGCTTCTCCTCAAACACGATTGACGTAACGGGCCTTCGCTCCACCGTTGGCGAGGCGCCTCCGTTTCCGTGCCGCGCACCAGCTACAAGAAAGCATCCTTATTTGAAACCTGGAGGACGTGGCCTCTTGTGCGCGTTGTACGAACCTTCAACTCACTTTTGTGCCGCGGCGTTGACTTGCAACGGATTGTGATGGCTATATGCGCGCATGCAGTGCACTAACTGTGCGCCTCGCGTGCTTCCCCTCACATGACATGGCGCAACAGCTTGTCGTTGCATTCCGGACGAATCAATCTATCGTCCTGCTGTCTCAATCTAGCGGAGCTTCAATATCAAACCATTCTATACGACTACCGTAATCATGCTCATAATCAGGACCACGTATGGTAACGTTCAGTGCAGGGCAGGATGCGGCGCGCCGACTCTTGGAGGGGTCTCAACGCTATTGCTGTCTCGCTGGTGGCACGCGCTCCGGCAAGACGTTCCTCATCGTTCGCGCCATTATTATGCGTGCCCTCATGGCCAAGGCCTCCCGTCATGCGATCTTGCGTTTCCGCGCCAATGCGGCGCGGGCGTCAATCGCCTTGGATACACTGCCCAATGTGATGCGTCTTTGTTTTCCGGATATCGCCCTAAAACAACATCGTCAGGATGGCTTTTTCGAATTGCCGAATGCGTCACGTATCTGGGTCGGAGGTCTTGATGATAAGGAGCGAGTTGAAAAGATTTTGGGACAGGAATATGCAACGATCTTCTTGAATGAGGCATCGCAAATTCCTTATTCGTCGGCGTTGATCGCATTCACGCGACTGGCGCAGGTTGTGGATGGACTCGAGCAGCGCGCCTTCGTCGATCTTAATCCTGTCGGCAAAGCGCATTGGACTAACCTTTTGTTCGGCGACAAGCGCGATCCGATATCGCTGCATCCTCTTAAGGACCCCGAAAATTATCAACGTGCCTTTCTGAATCCGCTGGACAATGGTGCCTATCTTTCGAAAGAATTTTTAGCGAGCCTTGCCAATTTGCCAGATAAACAGCGTAAGCGCTTCTATGAAGGTGTTTATGTCGATGAAGTTGACGGCGCCCTCTGGACATATGCGATGATCGATGCGAATCGCTGCGCCCTCGATGATATTCCCGAAGAAAAGCGTGTAGCGGTGGTTGTTGCCGTTGATCCCTCGGGCGCGGCGGGCCGCGATGATTTGGGTGCGGATGAAATCGGTATCATCGTCGCAGCACGGGGAACCGATGGCGATTGTTATATTCTCGACGATCGCTCTTGCCGTGAAGCGCCAGCCGTCTGGGGCAGGCGAGCCGTTGTTGCTTATCATGAGTTTCGGGCCGATAGTATTGTGGCCGAGGGAAATTTTGGTGGCGAGATGGTTCGTGCGACGATCCAGGCGGCCGATCCTAATGTTCCCGTCCGTCTCGTGACCGCGAGCCGTGGCAAGGCGGTGCGGGCCGAGCCGATTTCGGTGCGTTATGCGCAACGCCAGGTGCATCACGCTGGCCGTTTTAGCAAACTGGAGGACCAGCTTTGCGCGTTTTCAGCCGCCGGTTATGGCGGTAGCGGTAGCCCGGATCATGCTGATGCGGCGATCTGGGCCTTAACCCATTTATTTGGCGGTGATGACGGCACGGGCATCATCGAATTCTACCGCCGCCAAACACAATTGCGGGACATGAGCTGAAGTCGTGACGCTTACGGGCGCCGAAATTCCCGCAATGAGATGGACTGCCACGGCGCCTGCGCTCCAGCTTCGGCGACCAAAATAGATGAAGGAAGAAACCATGGCCGATCGTGGTGCCGGATTGAGAAGCTGGTCGCTCAGCCCATATGAGGTCAATGTCAGTTTCGCGAGTGCGGCGAAGGCGGGCGAAGCGGCAAATTGGTTTGGCCCTTTGACGCCGATCAGTCCTCTGGCGCCGCCAGAGGTCGCAGGTCGCCGATGGGATTATCCGGCGGGCTATAATCTCTCGACTGTCGCGCGCAGCTATGAGCCGATCACCTTCGCGACGCTGCGCGGGCTTGCTGATGGTTATGATTTGTTGCGCCTTGTCATTGAAACTCGCAAGGATCAAGCGACGCGTCTGTCCTGGGCAATCAGCGCGCGTGACAAGAAGGCAACCGGGGCACTCGATCCGGCACGCATCGCAGCAATCAACGGCTTTTTTGCGCGGCCCGATGGCGTGCATTGTTTTGCTGATTGGCTGCGCATTCTTCTCGAAGAAGTCTTCGTGACTGACGCCCCAGCGCTGTACAAATGCCGCGAACGCAGCGGCCGGCTGACCGCCTTGATGCCGCTTGATGGCGCAACGATCAAGCCTGTGATCGATCCTTGGGGGCGCACGCCGCAACCCTATATAGACGGTGACCAACTTGTCTATCCGGCCGCCTATCAGCAAGTGTTGAAAGGCTATCCGGCGATCGATTATTCAGTGCGTGATCTGATCTACCGTCCGCGCAATCTTCGGGTCAACCGCGTCTATGGCTTCAGCCCGGTCGAGCAAATCATTACGACTGTGAACATCGCCTTGCGTCGTCAGATGTTCCTCCTTGAGTATTTCACGGAAGGTAATATTCCGGATAGCTTGATCGGCGTACCTGAGAATTGGACGCCCGATCAGATCAGCACCTACCAAAAATATTGGGATGCCTATTTTGACGGGGATCTCGGCCGTCGCAGGCGAGCGAAATTTGTTCCTGGCGGAGTCGCCAAGACATTCATTCAGACCAAGGAACCCGAGCTCAAAAGCTTGTTTGACGAATGGCTGGCGCGCATCGTTTGCTTTGCCTTTTCGATTTCACCACAGGCGCTCGTGCAGCCAATGAACCGCGCGACGGCCGAAACGCAGAAGGAGCTGGCCGAGGAAGAAGGCTTGGCGCCGATCCTGGCGTGGGCGAAAGCGATGATCGATGATATTCTGGCGAGCGAGTTCGATGCGCCTGATCTCGAATTTACCTGGATGCCTGTCTATGAAACGGATCCCGTTGCGCAGGAAGCGATCCTTTCGAGTTACACATCCAGAGGCATTCTCACGATCAATGAGGCCCGTGCCGCATTGGGTCGCGAGCCGCTGACGGAGGCTTCGGCGGATAGGCCGATGGCCCTGACCAACGTGGGTTATGTCGCGCTGCCGGAATAAAGACCACAGCATTGGCGGCGTGCGCACGGCCTACCGACCGAAGCAATTTTCACGAAATCAAGCGACGGTTCAACACTCCGATCGTCTGACATCATGCCTCGACGCCACCTCGCCTATCAGCGGGGAGTGGTGCTCTCTATGCGCGCTTCGTTGGCGCGATAGTGACGCTCGCCCGCCACTCGTCGGAGACAATGATGTCTCCTCTCTTTTCCGTCCTTTCTAAAGCAAGGAGCACCCATGTCTGCGCTGCGTATGTTCATTCCGATCACAAAGGTCGACGCGTCGCGGCGCCTCGTCTATGGCCTTGCCACGGCGGAAGCGGAAGATCGTGCCGGCGAAATCTGCGTTTATGTTTCGACGAAGCCTCTCTATGAAAAATGGTCGCAGGATATCGCCCAATCGACGGGTGGCAAATCACTCGGCAATCTGCGTGCCATGCACGGACCGGTTGCGGCGGGCAAGGTCGCCGCGATCAACTTCAACGACGAGGCGAAGCAGATCGAGATTTGCGCGAAGGTCGTCGATGACGCCGAATGGGCGAAGGTCGAAGAGGGTGTCTATACGGGATTTTCGCAAGGCGGGTCCTATGTGCGAAGATGGACCGATGCCGATGGCCTCGGCCGCTACACAGCAGAGCCGAACGAAATCTCGCTGGTCGATCTGCCATGCTTGCCGCAGGCCCGCTTCGAGATGGTCAAACGCGATGGCACGCGGGAGATGCGAGCTTTCCGCCAGACGTTCGTAAAGGGACTCGACAATGTCGCCCGTCTCGCCGGTATCGTCCAGGAATTGGATTGCTTGCAAAATTCAGCGGCGCTCGAAGAGACTGCGGAGCAGGATGCCTCGAAGGTGCCGGGGCAATTGAAGGACCTCGTCACCCGAGCGTCGGCTATCCTGCGCGCCATGGTTGCTGAAGAAACATTGGAGCTGACGGAAGTTGGCGAGGACTCGCAACTGGCCATGACGATGTTTGTGGGACCAAAGAAGGACGCAAACGCGAAGCGCGCGGTGGTCGCAAAAATCGGCGCGCGCAACAATGCCGAAGATGCAACTCGAATTCAAGCTATGCATGATACTTCGGTGGAGCTCGGAGCTTCGTGCAACGCCCAAAAAGTCCTGCATGGCGGCTTCGAAAAGCGATTCGATGCATTTGCGGAAACGCTTGCCGACATTTTGTTGCGTGTAAAAAAAATTGAAGAACAGCCGTTGCCATTGCCGCTAGCGGGGTCCGCCCACGCCATCTCGAAGCATGAAGATGGTGTTGCGGAGTCACCTGCCGGCGAAGCGATCGAGAAGCTCCTTTCAAATCCTGACGCACTTTCTGTACTCGCGATCAAATTGGCACAACGCCGGGGCCACACTGCTGGAATGCGATGACGCCGCTGTCTTTTCGCCGTCGTGGCTGGCTAAGCGCGCGGCGATCGCTGTGTCTTGTGGGGATGCAGCGAAAGAAATTCCATAAAATTCTCGGGTTAGGAGCAAGATATGACGATGTCGGCTGATGTTCAGGACGTCTTGAATGGCATCAAATCCGCGCAGCGGAGGCCGCTCGGTGATCCGCGGTTTAAGCACCTGGTCGGGCTTGAAAAAAGCACGTTTTCTGAAAGTACCAGCCCCACGTCGGGATTGACCTTTTATGATCTCGAACTTGGTGCGAAGTTCCTCTATCCTGTACTTACACCTTTGCGCAACACGATTCCGCGCGTCTCGGGTAAAGGCGGTATCCAGGCGTCCTGGCGCGCGATCACCGCGATCAACACCACAGGCCTTCGCTTTGGTGTATCTCCTTCCAATCGCGGCGGTGTGCTCGCGGTCGCGACCCAAGATTATACTGCGACCTATAAAGGGATTGGCGTTGAAACAAGCGTCGATTTTGAAGCGCAATATGCAGGCCAGGAATTTGACGACGTTCGCGCGATAGGCGCCAAGACCGGCCTCGAAGCCCTGATGCTTGGTGAAGAGGCGATGATTCTCGGCGGTTGCTCGTCGATGACGCTTGGGACTACACCGACTCCGTCGCTAAGCGTGTGGGCTACGGGAGGCACGTTGCCCGCTAACACTGCTTATAGCGTGATCTGCGTCGCGCTGACGCTCGATGGCGTGATGAATGCGTCGATTGCGGGTGGTATCCAGGGCCAAATCACCAGGACCAATGCCGATGGAACCTCCGACACTTTTGGTGGCGGCGCGGCGGGAAAATCAGCGAACGCGACATTGACGACGCCTAACGACGGCAACGCAACCCATCAGATCCTGGCAAGTGTCACTGCCGTTCCTGCCGCGATGGGTTACGCCTGGTTCTGGGGCGCGGCAGGGACCGAGGTCCTTGGCGCGATTACATCCGTTAACACGATCAACATCAACTCTCCAGCGACGGGTTCGCAATCGGCAGCATCACTCGGCACAAATGACAATTCAGCCAATGGCTTGGCATTTGATGGGTTGATCTATCAGGCGTTCAAGCCGGGTTCAGGCGCTTATATCTACGCGATGCCAACAGGAGCTACCTCGACGTCCGGTAGTCAACCGACGACGGGCACCTTTGGGATTGGATCGCTCCTCACGCCGGACGGGGCGGGTGGCATTGTGGAGATTGACATTGTCCTGAAATATATGTGGGACAATTACCGTCTCTCGCCGGACACAATGTGGGTGAGCTCACAAGAGGCCTTGAATGTTTCGAGGAAGGTGCTCACTGGCTCGACCAACGCGGCCCAACGTTTCGTCTTCGAAAGCGCACAAAATCTTGTCGGCGGCGGCATAATGGTACGCACTTATCTCAATCGTTTCTCGATGCAAGGCGGCAGCGCGATCGATATCAGGGTGCATCCGAATATGCCGGCGGGCACTATTCTACTGACGACAAGCGCCCTCCCTTACCCGTTGGCCGGAATCGGTAATGTGATGCAGATCAGGACGCGGCAGGACTATTATCAGATTGAATGGCCACTGCGCACTCGACGTTATGAATATGGTGTCTATGCCGATGAGGTGCTGCAGAATTATTTCCCGCCTTCAATGGCTTTGATTACCAATATTGGCAATGGTTGAGAGAAGGCCGTGGACCATGAAGCTTCGTGTTGCTGAAGGGTGCCATGCAGTGTCCTGCGAAGGCAAAATGCTCGAAATTATCGACGATGGGTCGGTCGAGGTCGATGATGCGGCTGTGGAGACTCTCGTAGCACACGGCCTCACGGCATGGAAGCCGGAAGCGGTGCTCGCGGACATTGCAACTATGACGCGGGACGAGCTTATCACGCGGATTATAGACAAGACACTT